TTGTTCCCAAGTGGTATGTCGCTGACATTGGTGACTTTAACATTGCGACTTAGTTGATCAGTTGGGTAAGTGAAGATGCTGCCGCCACGCATCTGCTCATAGTCAACTGGCCGTCTCGGCACAATGCCAGGCAACTGCTCAGTCTGATATCGAGTTCCAACTAATGGGTTTGGCTTTTTTGGTGTATTTGGCAGATAAACATTTCTCACGGTCCCCTGCGTCAGATCCTGCAACAACTGAGCAGGCAGACCGCCCCGCGCCATCACGTTGGCCGCGACTGGTTCCATGGCACGCTCTGCTGCCATACCGGCACGCTCAAACTGTGAGGCATACGTTGCCTTGGGGATTGCGGCCAGCAAACCGGCCTCTGGCAATACTGGTGGCAGCTTGGTGGATTCAAGCAGGCCAGCAACGCTTTGCAGAGCGTTCTGGGCCATCTGGCCGCGGGGTGCATAGGTGTACTGCTTGATAAAGTCTTGAGTGGCCTTGTCGGCCAGCTTGACGCCTTCCTTTGTGCCGTACTTACCTGACCTGATGTTTTGCAAGATGCCGTAAGGAATACCGGCCAAGGTGGCAGCGGCACCGCTACCAAGCGTTGCGCCCGTCTCACCAGCAGCCTCGAGGTAATCCAGTAGACCAGTTGCCATCATTTCACCTCAAAGATCATTGACCCAGTAAACCGCCAACCAGCCCGGCGCCAGCCGTGACTGGTAATGCTCGGCGCATCAGTTCTTCCATTGCTGGATCAACCGCGCCACTAGGCATCAAACCAGTCTGTAACCTGCTTGCAATTGCAGTTGATGGGGCTGACGTGTAAGCCCGTGCAGCCAGGTTTGTCGGCATGGATAGCATCACGTTCAAAGGTGTGTATTCCATCATGCGTGCCGCTGTGCCTGAGTCACCAACGATAGGTTTAAATGCTTGTGCAAAGCGTGCGGCCTCATACATTGGAGTGGTATTACTTCCCTCCATAAATCCGCGAGGGTCTTTGCGTGTCAGAGCTGATGCCAAATTCAATCCTGAGACATTCCCTGATGATGGATTGACAACGCCAGAGGAGGTTCTAATTGTCATCAGGTTTCTGTAATTGGCACGCGCTGCTTGAAATGCTGCCTGATCTGCTGCTGACAATCCAGACATTAAAGCATCATCGACAATTTCTTTCATCTGAAACAAAGCCTCACCAAGTTCACGATCTCCATTTGGAGTTGTTCTCTCGTTTTTCGCTTTCTTGCCAATTTTTGATGACAAAACGGCCAATTGGTTTCCAGTGGCCTCGCCCTTCATAGCCAAATCTTGCAACTGCTTTACAAATATCTCAGATTTAAATGGTTTGGTAGTCAAACCCTCAAATGCGTTGTCAAGCAAATCAATGCCGTTGAGCACATAAGGCTGATCGATTTTTTGAACCGTTGGACTTGAAACCTTGTTGTAGACCTCGCTGATTTGTCTTTGAGCTTTTGCCAGTACAGGGTTGCTCAGTTCACTGGCATTGACTCCAATGGCCTGAGCTGTCGATTGGTTCAAAATCCTTTGATTGGTTGCTTTGATCTCATTAAATGGGCCAGACGTCAATGGACTGGACTCCATTCGAGCCTCCATCTGCTGCAAAGATCTGCTGCCAGTTTCCTGGCCTGGAGTTGTGCGAAACCCCATTGCCTTGCCGCGATCAAGGATTGCCCTTTGAGCTTCAGTCAATGCCGCTGACGCATCAGCGCCAACAACGCCAGGCGTAACTTGGCCGCCAGTCACTGTGGCCGTTGGAGTCGCGGTTGCCGTTGCACTGCTCTGAGCTTGCGCAGTTGCTGGCCCCGGTGCCGGTCCAGGTGCTGGGGCTGCCATACCAGGCGCTCTTGAGCCAAACAAAATGCTCATCATCTTGTCGGTCAGGTATCCACCTCCAGCGCCCAAAGCCCCGCCAAATCCAATTTGCTGGGCCTTTTGTGTAAAGTATTCACCAGCGCCCATGTCTCGCGGCCTTGTCTCTGTCACCAGGTCGGACAATGTCGGCGCTGTTGCCCCAGTCTGGACGGGCTGCATTGCACCGCTGACGGCACCAGAAACAGCGCCAGCCTTGACGGGCTTGGCGGCCAGGTTCAATGCCCTGACGGCAGCAGTGCTTGGTAACAGTGTCCCACCCACATTGCCAACCATACGGCCAACATCAAGCTCATCTGGACGTAGCTGGCCGGTTCGATCTTGGCGGTATTGTTTTTCGCCAGCAGTCATGGCTTGCTCAAATGACTGACGTGCTGGACGTATGAATTGACCAATGACTGGCAACTGTTCAGCGCCCCTTGCTGCAAACTGGGCAGTGCCTTCAGCAACATCACGCAGGCCACGCACAACGCCACCAACTGGAGATGCCGCGAGCTTCTCCATAACGGTCTGTGGTGCTGCTGGAACCGCTGGAGCAGCAGTCCCAGGCAATGGCGGCAGCTTCTTCAATGCCTCGGCCATCTGCTCCCGCGACATTCCATCTGGGAAAGTAATCGGGCCATACCCAATTACGTTAACAGTTTGTGCCATTGATTACCTCACTTGAATGATTGTGTGGCTGGGTCCCATGAGAGTCCAGCACTTGGTTGCGTTGCTTGTTGGGCTTTTTGAATTGCCTTGAGTGCAGGGCCGCCACGCACTTGCATTGCAATTTCTGATGATCTTCGTGCATCAGCTTTTTGCTTAATGGTTTGTGGCTTGTCATCTGTTTGTGGAAAGTATTTTTTAATTTCCTTTTCCATCTCATCAGTACCGATAACAGCACCAGACTCTGAACGTAAATTTGCAGTCACCCAGTTTTCTTGAGCTTGGCGGTATTGCTGACGGCCACCACTTTCAATATAGTTTGCAAACCCAGTGGTAAGACCGGCAGACGGTATGCCGCGCAAAATTGCCTGCGTTCTGCTTGGACTTCCAAACACGTCCTCAAGCGTCAACTGCTTTCCATTCATGTCCACAATTGGCTGCTGAGTCAAAGGATCAATCAATGGCTGATTGAAGATTTGCTTTGCCTGGTTCATGCGCAAAGAGAATCCAGCAGACTTTGCCTGATCCTCAGTTGATGCGCCCTTACCAGTCAACTGTTCACCGCCAGCACCTGCAATTGGAATGATTGGTAAACCTGGCACTTTAGGCACATAAGCAAACCCATCTGCCGTTTCGACACGGTCATACTGGCCGCGATCAAATTCAGCTTTGCTGAGTTGCAAACGATCCAAAGCAATACCTAATTGCGCACGCTCAAGCCGCAATCTCTCAGCCTCTGCCGGGCTTAATCCAGTCAAGTATTCAGCATTCGCTGGGATTCTATTTTTGTCAACCCAAATGATCTTGTTGTTCAAGTTCATTTGGACCATCTCGCGTGGTACGCCAAAACCTGCAATGGTCTTGACGCTGCCGTCTTTGTATCTTTGGATCAGCACAGGGTTACCAAGTGCATCGGTAACCTCTTTGGGTTCGCCCAATGCCTCAAGTGCTGGAGCCTCTCCAGTTGGAATTTCAATTCTTCCACCAGTCTTCAGACGCTGAAATGTTTTGCCTTCAGCAGTTCGATACGGTTCGCCAATCACCTCTGGAGGCTGCAACATCTTCAAAAGCTCTGATCTTCCCTCTTTGGCGGGCATACTTCTAAGCAAGTCTCTTTGAGCCTTAGTCAAAGAAGATAAACCACCTTGAGCTGACATAGTAGCTTGCATACCGGCAGGAATTGGCTGACCAATCATGGCGTTACGCTGTGGACTTGGACCCATACCATATTGAGAAACAGGCAATGCCGCCGCCTGCATGGGAGTTATTGCATCGCCAGCAACTGGCACTTGAGCAAACATATCTCTGTATGCCTGATCGTCAGTCATCTGGCGCTTGTACTCGTCCAACTTCTGCCTAGTCAGCAACTGCTGAATCGCACCCTCTTGGGCCTTGCCATAGCTGGACGTGCCAGCTTGCAAGCCTGCACCAAGCGCTTGGCCCAGTGAGATGGGAGTGGCAGATGGGCCACCTGCTTGGAGCAGGGCCGCAGCGGTGGACAGCAGCGCTTGGCGCTGCATCGACTCTTGCTGCTCGGGGGTCAGGTACTCGCTCAGGGCAGACGTGCCGCCACCAAACAAGTCACCCAGCAAGCCCATGTTCATTGTTGCCATGATGTTTGTTCCTTAACCTAAGCCCAGCAAACCGCCCAAGACGGCGCCATAACCTGCATATTCTTTGCCACCCAAGATGCTGCCCAACTGAGCGCCACCCAAAGCACCGCCAAGGCCGCCTGCCAATTGGTTGCGGTAGATGGGTGAAGTTGTCGTGCCGCCCATATTGGGCAACTGTTGTCCCAATGCACCGCCAGTGATGCCAAGTTGTTGCAACCTTAGATTACGCTCTGCATCAAGTCTTGCCTGGTCCAATGCTTGACGCTGCTGCGCAACATTCATCATGGCCTGCGCACCAGATAACCCAAGGTTTTGCTGCTGGGCACCTAAAGCACCCATCTGACCAATGGCACCTTGACGAATGCCAGCAGCCTGTCCAAATGCCGATTGATTTGCCAGCGCGGCCTGCTGAGAAAGTCCAGCATTAAATTGAGCCATTTGATTCATTGCGGCTTGATTTGCCAAGTTGGCCTGGTTGCTTGCACCGGCACCAAACTGCAATGCCTGATTTACAGCGGCCTGATTTGCAAACGATCCTTGTTGACGCAACTGAGCATTGGCCTGCTCAAGGGTTAAGTCCACACCTTGGTTTGCCATCTGAGCTTGCAGTGCCCTGGCCGCATCAGTCTGGCCCAGGCCAGCAGCAGTGGTAAACCCAGCAGAGCGCAACTGGGCAGCAGTGTTGGCTGCCTGGCGCGTGTAGTCCTCGTTTGCAAGTGACTCAGCAATTGCCTGGCGCGAGCCACCAAATGCCCTAGCGCCTGTTGCTCGAGCTTGCTGGGCCTGCTGAGAGATCAGGCGCTGGCGCTCAATGTCGCCCAATGCACCCTGCACAACTTGCTGCTCGAAAGGGTTTTGGTATGCACCCATAAACTGAGAACCAGTACCGGCGCCGACATTTTGCACACCAGCGCGGCTTGCTTGTGCAGCCGCAATTTGTTCTGGTGTATATCCTTGGGATGTTGCTTGTGCAGCACTGCCACCACTTGCCGCCAATATTTGCTGGGGCGTATACCCAGCCTCTTTGAGTGCCATCAGGGATGCCAGATCAGTAGTCACCTGACCAGCACCGCCAAGGGCCAGCCTCTTCATTTGCGCCTCGGCAGACGCATAGTCAGGCGTGAACCCGGCAAACTCCTGCGTCTTTAAGGCAGCAGCAGTGGTTCTGGCATCTTGCAACTGCTGGAGATATGCAGCCTTTATGTCAGGGTCAATGGATGTTGAGGTTGTTGAAGATGACGGCGTGCTGCCGCCAAGTGCTTTTGCAGCCAACGCTCCACCAGCAATCATGGTTGATGGGCTGATGCCGCTGAGTAGTCCAGCGCCGGCAGCTCCAGCAGCACCGGCAGCGCCAATGCCTCCAAGAGTTCCAACGCCAACTCCAGCACCAGTCGCGCCATAGGCAGCAGCCAGATCAGCAGCAGCAGCAGTCCCAGCCGCCCCAGCACCGCCCAAGCCAGCAAAGCCTGGAATGCCAACACCTGCCAAGCCACCAGTAGCAGCCAAAGCTCCAAGAGCAGCAATGGGAACGGCATTCTTTGACAAGCTCAAGTCTTTATCTGCCTGCGCCAATGCGCCGCTGACGCTGCCAACAGGGTTAGAAACAAAACTGCTCGCGGCACTGCCAAGTTGATTTAATGCGCCCATTTGAACCTCAAAGTTGCTTCATACGTTCTGAATAAACCATCATCAATCTTTTTGATTTCTGACGGGTAAGTGATTTGTGAAAACAAGTCATTGATCCTTGGGTTGTCGTAGAACGTGACGGCATAGTCGTATTTATGCTCCTTCAAGTCATCGAGGTAAGCCTGCACGTTGGACACAAGGTCTTTGGCACGTTCACCGTTGATGCAGTGAAATTCGATGCCGTTCTTCTCGATCTTCTTTGTCAGGATCAGAGTGTCACCCTGACGCACAACAAAGTTGCCTGTCTTGGGTGCATTCATCAACCCATCAAAGTAGGCATCAACTGTCATGGCAAAGCCACCATAGTTCTTCGCCAGGTCTTCGGTGAGGATTTGTCTGATGTCTTTCATGGCTGAATTTTAAGTCTCAACGCTTGCCAGCGGGTAACACGTCTAAACGATTCAGACCAACTCGCCAGTCAGCAAGCACCGCCCCGGTGTACCTGACCTTGACCTGACGCGCTGAAAACCGCACGCTTGTGGGTTCGCTGGCGCTGTAGGGTCCATAAGTTGTTTCTGTGGCCGTTGGGTACATGCGAGTCTTGAAGGACACGACAACCTCGCCTAGAGTCTGCTCGTCAGGGATCAACTGACGCACATTCATAATGTTTTCACCCGGTTGGATCTCAACAGGGCCAGACTCAACAAAAGGCGCGACAGAGTCATACGCAAAGCCGACTTCGTGCTCGTAGATGTAACTGTCAGCAGAAACCATCAAGGGGTTTAGGTAGACCCCACGGTCAGTGCCAGCCGTGCGAGACAGTGAGCCAATGGCCCAATGATTTTCCCTGTAGTTGTACGTCACATAAGAATCATTCTCGTTGCTTGCATTTGATGGGTAAAACCAAATAATCTCGCCGTACTTCGAGTTGTGAACAGCATAGACTTTGCTGACCTGGTTGGCGTTGATGTTTTGGAAGATGTAGTCGCCAACGTCACAAGCCAATGGCTTGACGTACCCGTCATAAACCCAAAAGCCAGAATTGCTCATCCAGATCGCGGCAGTGTCAATGGCCGCAACGGCCTGGGTTGAGATCAAGCCACAACCAGAACCGGCCTTCTCAAAAGAGTAGACGTAAGGCAGGCCAATGTAGGTGCTGACGTGGACATCAACATCTGTAAACAGCAAGTTGACACCGCGCACGCGCTTGCCAGCCTTTAGTGACCCAACAGTGATCAGCTCAAATGAACCTGCCTGGTTGGTGGCTGCCGGGGTCCAGACGGTGTTGTTTTCCTGGTCACACCATTGGACCTTGCGGGGATCTCCACCGGCACCCAACGCAAAGACAAAGCGCTCTGCCGTTGTCATAACGGCGTTGCAGCCCGTTGGCGCGTTGGTGATGGCAGCGGCCAGGGTCGGCGTTGAAAAGCCCAACTGCCACTCGTAGAGCTTGCCATCGGCATCTGAGCAGGCGACCAGGTACTCTCCCCAGGTATCCAAGCTCCAGGTCGTTGCTGGCGTCACTGTGCCGGTATCTGGGCGCTGCACGCCATAGGCAAAGTTGCCATAAGTGGAGTACCCGTACCCGGTCTTTGTGGCTGCATCAGCAATGCCAACAGTTAAACCTGTCGGGGTGATGTCCTTCAAAGTGCCAGCCTCATTCATGGCATACAGCTTGGAATTTGTACCGGCAGCAATCCAGCGGTCCCCTGAGTTGTCGCGCCAGGTGATCAAGCCCCGGCATGACCCGGTGAGCTGGGATGCCGATCTCTTGCGCCATCCACCAATGGGACGCAAAGTACCCTCAAACCAGCGAACCAGGTTGGAGTCGAACCATCTCCCAGAGGTTTGATACTCTGTGCCGTTACGGTAAACGCCTGGGGGGATTCTGAGTGGTACAAGTGCCATGATGTGATTATGCGGAAAGATTGGACACAAAACTCACTGTGGCAATGACTGAGGGAGTTGCTGGCCTGGTTGGACTGGTCCCGGCAGGGTACTGCTCAATGGAGACGCCAACGTCTGATGGCCGCCACATAAGTTGCAGATAATCGTTTTGCTCCAAATCAACAAAGTAATTCAAAGCCCCGATCACGTGAGAGGGGTCACCTGCGCCTTTTCTTGTCGTAAGTCCAAACCTTGAGTTTGACTTGGCAATGTCAGTGCCATTTTTACGAAACCAGACCTCAACGTCTTGCGTGTCATTCGTTGTGTTTTTGAATTGCACGCTGAATTGCACGTTGTAAACCCCGCCCTGCGACACGTTCAAACGTGATGAATTTGACAGAGTGATCCCATTTGCATAGTCAGTTGTGTCAAATGTGATGGCGTAGGCCGTTGTGGTGTTGGCCGCTGTCTGGTCGGTTGAGTCCTGAAACGCACCATATGGCAGGTTCAAGTACTTGCCACCTCGCGGCCCAAGGACTGTTGACAAGATATTGGTGAGCTTGCGAAAGTAGGTCAGCAGGCCGCGATGGGATTGCGCAGTCAGTCTCTCGTCATAGACCGCGCCAGGTGAGGGCAGGTCTGGCGGTGCCGGGGTTTGGAGCTGCTGGTAAAGGTTTGTCATGTCAGGACTGCCAAAGCCTCATTGGTGTGCTTAATTCGGTCTTCGAGGCCAATTGTCCCACCGTTAATCTTCTTCGTGAGCGCTGCCCAGTCCCCTGCCTCGGCCAGGCGGTTGCAGTCATGCGTTGACCAGAACCAACCTGCCGTTAAGGCAGCGTACTTGGGGGTGGCGACCAACTCAGGCTGCATGACAAAGTCAACGCCAAGGGCTTGGCCTGCGTGAAAATAGTTGCTGTGGCCGGTCAATTGGATGCAACCTTTTCCCGAAAAACGAAAACCATCCCCTGATGCCTCGTCACGGTTTCCCATGCGACCGCTGTACACCTTATTGGCGATCTTGCTGGGTTGACCAGCGTACTGGTTGGCAACGTCAAGAGTGGGGAAACGCTTGGGCCACAACTTCATCAAGGTGACTGCGCGGTAATTCAAGTTCTCTTGCAGCACCTTGAAGTTCCCACATTCATGGCCGCATTGCCCAATGAATGCAGCCTGTTGTCTCTTGGTAGAGATGTTGAACCTGCCAAAGGTTTCATTGAGCGCATCAACCCATTCGGGGCCAATGTGCAGCTTTTTGAGTTGTTCACTGTTTACCATTGATGGCCTCTCTCACTTTGTTGTAGGTGTCGATGCAGGCGTTAAGCTGGACGGTGTTTCTGTCTCCCTCGATGGCGATGGCGACAAGAGCTTTAATAATCTCTCTGTCAGTGTCGGGTCTTGCTTTGTCCCGATCTCCGCTGGGAGGGCTGGCATCTGGGGTGGCTGGTACGCAACTTGGGGTGGACGGGACCGGGAGGCGCAACTGATTAGCATCAATAAGATTATTAATGTCAGACTGCTTCTTGTTGATCTCATTCTTGGCCTTTCGCAGGGTTTCAGTTTGATTATTCAGTGAGCTTGCCAGCTCTTGCTCCTTGGCGCGTGACTCTGCATTGAGCTTGGCAATGTGAGCCTGCATCTCAGCGTCACGGTCAGCATAACCAACATGGTGGCCGTAACCATAGGCACCGCCAATGGCAACCATGGCCGCAATGATTAGGTATGGATTCACTGCCCAGCCTCACGTCTTGCTGCTGCGATCTCCTCGCGGACATGATCGGGTTCCAGGTGCTCTGGTGGCGTTGTCGGTGGAGGTGGAGGCGTCCAGGTTTCATCTAGAGGTGGATTGATCCAGACTGGCAAAGCACCGCTGGGAGGCGCAGAAACAGGCATAGAAGGCACTAGTGCAGCCTGGGCAGGTGTAGGTGGCGGCGTAGGGTTTATTGCAGCGGTGACGGCCCCCACGGCACGCTTGCCCACAATGCCGCCAATGCCGCCAACAATGAGCAGCACAATGTCGTTCAACATCTTGGTGTAAGCCTGGTCGATGGGCGCCATGGACTTGATGGGTTGGGTGACAAACGTTACTGAATAGAGCAGGGCAAACACAATGCCAAGCAAAATGACGGTGATCATCACCACAACAAAGCCCCAGATACGAACCTCAATCTCTTCAGGGGTGTATTTACTTTTTAGCATCTTCGGCCTTTGCTGGTTCAATCTTGTTTGTCAATACCGGGGCAACTAAATACTCGGGGCAGGTCTGCGTGAATAAGCACCTTGGCTTTTGACACTCTTTGAGTTCAAAGTTGTCAGGGTTCTGGCAGGTGTATCGATAGCGGTCCTCGCACCCAGCAAGCACCATGATGGTCAGACAAAGCAGCAGTCTCATTCAGTCTTCCTTTCTGTTGGCCTGGTCCATCTTCTTTCGGTCTTCCTCAAGCTGCTTGCGCAGCCTCTCCATTCTTTCGATCTGCGCTTTGCTTTCCTTTTGCACCGCCAGAGTATCAAAGTAGATTACTGTAATTATCGGCAGCATCAGGCAAAAAACTAGGACCATGCATATGAGCGCGATCAGAAACCCCATCTGGTCTTTCGGTCCATCACCAGGAGTGACCAAAACACGGCCAGGTATAGGATCACGCACAAGGCGGCTGCCAGGTAGATTGCTTTGTCTTGCAGGTCCGCGATTACCCGTCTTCGTTGCCATTTCGCCTGCGCCTCACGTTGATCTCGCACTGCCCTGGCTTGCTCTTGCTCCACCGCGATTTGCTCACGCATCTCGTTAAACCGTGTCCACAAATTCCCAAGCTCTGGAGGCGATTGGAAAATCATCTGCTCTCGCAAATCAGCCTCCATCTGTCTTAACTGGGTGAGTACAAGGGTACGCTGCAAGGCACGCTCTGCCAGAGAGTCTGCCCCGTCATAGACTTCCTCTTTGGACTTGCGCTCTTCCTCATGGTAATAATCCTGGATCTGCTGCATATGCCGCATAAATTCACCAAGGCGCTTTGCAATGTCTCCCATGACTGCATTGGGGTCATAGGCAGCGACTTCTTGCACTCGCTTTTGTTCGGCAACGATCTGTTTCTTTTGCTCTTTTGTTGGGGTTGGCCCAAACATGCCAGCGATCTCGTTGACGATCTTCTTAACGTCACCAGCAGTATTCTTAACGTCCTTGTATGTGGCAATGCCCTGCTTGATTGCAGAGAATGCACTCGAGGCCAAAAGGAGAATACTGATGGGGTCCACATTTGCTACAAACCAAAGATCTTAGAAAACACAGAGGCAGCAGCACCAGGACCAAGCAAGACGGCCACGATCACGGCGTAGAGCAAATACTCTATCTTTGTCATGCGCTCTGACCCCTTTGCAAGAGAGTCAGAAATGAATTTCATCCTCTCTGTGCAAATGGCCTCATGCACTGCCAGCCTGGTCTCAGTGGAGTCAGACATTACGGTCAAGCATTCTCAGCTTGTGCAGCTTGATACGCCGCAATGACTTCAGCAGTCCAAGCCACATTGCAGATTGCAACGACATTGGCAGGAATGCCTGTCAGGTCTTGGCCTGGGGTCAGGCTGGAACGGTGGTAGGTTTGGCTCAATTCGTTGCCATCTTCCATGATGCGTGTGGCTTCACGATAAAGAACGATGCCGTTCTCATTGACGGTGATTTGGTCAACAGTGGTGGTTTTGGTGATTGACATGAGGGTTTCCTTAAACAAAGTATGTAAGAGAAATTAGTACATCGCTGTTATTTGCAAAATTTGTGTTAGTTAGAGGCTGATTAGACCCGGCTTCACTGACATTTTCGAAGGATATGGTTGTCGTGCTAATAACGGTGTAGGCTTGAACTTGCCCGGTAAAAGTTATGGCGGTAAACCTTAGGGCAACACCCGAATATGCCCCATTGGTGTTAGAGATGGGGAACGGAAGACCCGTCAAACTTGCGCTCCCAACACTACTCCCTTTGCTCGTCAAAATAATTAACCCGGTAACGGTGACTTGCCTTCCGATTTTGACATAACTGCCTGCTGTAGCCGCATTGTAAGTTACGCCGACTGATGCTCCCCCAAACGCAATAGCTGGTGTCCATGACCCCTCTTCATAATCATCTAGCGTGTTTGCGTCAGTTGATGCTGATTGAGTTGCGGGGAAGGTGATGCCTACGCCTGTGGCTGATGTTGATGCGCCTTGCAAAGCCAAAACACCATTGGTGTTAAGGGTCAATGCTTGGGTGAAGGTGGCAACATTACCTGCTGTGCCAGAGGGGGCGTTGTACCAAACATGAAGACCAGCACTTATGGCATAAATACCAGCGGCTCCGGTTACAGTGTAAACATCTTGGTTAGAGCTGTTGGAGTACCAGTTTGAACCTAAATAAACTGTGGTGTTATTGTTGCTTGATAATGTTGCAGTCCCTAGTATTTGCAATGCTTTAAAAGTGCTTCTCCAAGCACTAGGCGTAACACCCACACCCAAATTCGCACCATCAAACACCAACGCACTGCCCGTAGTCAGCACCTTGGAGCCATCCAAATAAGGAACTCCATTGGCAGTGCCGCCATTGTGCGTAACAGTCGATGATGTGGTGAGTGTGGTTGCCGCTACTGTACTAGCAGTAGTAGCCCCCAAAGTACCATTCATTGCCGCACCCGTCAACGTCTTATTGGTCAGCGTATCAGTCGTTGCCTTACCAACCAAAGTGTCAGTAGCCGCAGGAAGCGTCAAAGTGGTAGTACCAGCCACCGCAGTTGCTTGCAGTGTGGTTGTCCCTGATGTCGAGCCAGAAAATTTAGTTGTGCCAGCAAGCGTGATTGTCTTTCCAGACCCGACATTCAAGCCAACGCTTGTGCCTGTGCCAGCAGCCGCAAAGACTGCGTCAACGCTGTCAAGGTCAGTATTGATCTTTGTGCCCCAAGTGTCAGTGCTGGCCCCCACCTCGGGCTTGGTCAATAAAAGGTTGGTTGTTGTGGTATCTGCCATAGTTCACTTTCATGCTGGGACTTGCGTCCATGTTTCTGAATTGTCTGCGATCTGTGTCCAGGTCTCTGACGTGTCTGACTCTGGAGTCCATGTCTCTGCCGTGTCGGACACTGGCGCCCATGTCTCTGGTGTATCTGACTGGGCGGTCCAGGTTTCTGATGTGTCGGGAATCGACCCCCATCCAAACCCAACCATTACACCAACAGATCCCACTGCCTCGTTGCCGATTATCGCAACAGTGATGACGTTTGACACACTGCCAACAGCGCCAGTCCCAGAAACACCTGTGATGGCCTGAAAAGAGATCACCTCTGCCGACATAGTGCCAACAGCACCAGTGGCAGCGTTGCCAGTTGTGGCCGTGGACCGGGTTACCCCAACAGAGTCAACTGCACCAGTGGCAGCGTTGCCACTTACGTCAATTGACCCGGCAGGCGCGACAGTGCCAACGGCCAGTGTGGCCGCATTGCCTGTGACTGCTTGGGATGAATCTGGCGCCAGCGTGCCAACGGCACCCGTGGCGGCATTGCCCGTGATGGCAATGGCGATGGTGAGTGTGACGGTACCGACATTGCCGGTGGCAATGGTTCCATCTTCTTGAATTGATCTGTCGGCCAGTACAGTGCCAACGGCGCCAGTGGCAGCGTTGCCACTGATGACAACATTGCCAATGTTGTAGACGCCCTTGCCGTAATAGCCTGTGCCGTAAGCAGCCATGGTGCTGCCCCTGCGTTACGCCAGCCGAATCAGGCCGGTGCTTGCATCATTGGTTGGCATGGTCAGCGTGAAGGTTCCAGCAGTCACGGTCTGGCTGCCGAAAGTGTGGACGCTGACTGCCTTGTTGGACTGGGTCGAGTTGTAGATCAAGACTGCGTCAAAGGCCGTGGAGAGGGTCACCGCGCTGTAAGTGATGCTGGCGCTGGGCGTGACAAATGCCGTGGTTCCAGAGGTGCTTGGAGCCGTGCCAAAGGTCACTGTGACGCCGCCAGCCGTGTACCCAGTGCCAGACACTTCATTTGTCGCGCTGTATGCCGTGGTGGACGCATTGACGGTGGCAGAGGCCAGGTACAGGGCAGCCTTGAAGGTATCTGCCGTGGTGGCGCCTCGGACAACGCCAGTGCCAAAGTTGTGGTGGCCGACAAGCAGCTCACCTTTGAAGCTCGTGCACATTGCCTGAGTATTCGCCATGATTTAACCCTCAAATTTGTTGACTGATGCCTTCGGCAAAGACGCCGCGCTTTAGCACCATGTTGACTGATCGATGGACCAACTCACCCTCATGCCAATACTCAACCCAGCTTGTGGTTTCAGTATCGTTGTCAATGGACCCCTCACGCTTTTCCAGCAGTGACTCGTCCATCTCGCCCTTGGTTGTCGTTACCATTTAATCACCCAAATGTTTTTGCCCTGGTCAGCAATGCGCCGCCACTGGTAGAACCTCGATCATCTGCAATCTGCAACTGATCAAGTCCTGCCTGATACAGCGCTGACCACACTGTGATTCTCGCATCATCCTGTAGGTATGGCGCAGCCTGGAGCAAGGCGCCGTAGAGGTAAACGTCAGGCGCTTGAGCCAGCAGCCAGTTGGTTGTCACGCTGGCTGACAACTTTGACAACTTGGCGTAGTAGGCCAGCTCGGCGGTATAGGCACTGTCAGGGATCGGCAGCACCCTGATCTGGCCGCCCACAATGCCAAAGAAGATCGGCACGCCACTGGATCGGTACTGCAC